TACAGGACCTTGAACGCGAAGGAGGCGCATAGCCGTGTCTCACCCATACTCACTCCCCGCCTGCTGGTTCCTCAGCACCACCGTCATCATCCGCCCCGCTGTCGCGTTGAACGCTGCCCTGAAATCAAAGCTCGCCTCCACCCCTGCCGGCCCTTCGATCGGTGTCTTGGCCAGCGCCAGATAGACCTCATGCAGCGTAATCGTCAGGCTGCGATTGGCATCCATGGTGAAAGCCATGGCGAATTCCGCTGGCGTGCCGCCCTGCGCTTGGCCAAGCAGCACCGTATTCTCAAACCGCACCGTGATTTGCCCGGTGCAGCGCGCAATGCCGGGATCAACACCCTCCACCTTCCGGTCAGCGCGGATGGTGCGCACCGTCTCCATGCCATTCGTAAAACTGAGCCGCGCGCCGGTCACCTGCGCAAGCGCTGCACCGGCGCGCGTGATGGAACCCTGCGCCTTGTTGAAGGCCGTAAAGGCCGCGCCGCTTGGCGTGCCACCGGAACTCGCCGCACCGCGGAGCGACCCCTGGCCCAGCAGCCCAATCGTCGCGCTGGCAGCACCGGTGGGCGTGAAATCCATCTCCAGCGTATCAGCACGCACGCCCGTGCAAACATCGTAATTCGGCACATCCGGATAGCCGATTTCGATACTGTTGGAGGGCAGCGCGGCAAGGCCCGAGCCAAAGCTATGGATGAAATTCGGGCTGGTTCCACTCGTGGTGGGTGGGCCGAACAATAGCCGCAGCCAATGCCCGAAATTAATCAGATCAATCGGCACCACCGCCTGGCCCGCCACCGTGACCGTATCCAATAGCGGCGCGCCAGTGTCTCGATTGCCGCCAATGCCAATCACATCCGCATCCAGCAGCGGTTGCTCCGCGCCCAGATTGCAGGACAGAAAGGGCATGCGCCGCCAATTGCCACCCGGCGCAGTGCCATAGCTGGCCTCGGGAATCATCAACAGACGCGCATTCGCGCCAATGGCACGGGGCATGAGGTTTCTCCTGGTGGGCGATCAGGCCAGCGGTGATCCGGTGGCGGTAAAGAACAAGGCGACAGGCAGGCTCGCAGCACGCGCGCTGGCCGCGCCTTCGAATTCAATATCCTCGATATCCGCGCTGCCGGGTTGCGCCCATTCCACCACGCCACCCAGCATGGGATCGGCGGTGATAGCAGCGGCGATGGCGACCAGCAGCGCATCCAACAGCGCATTATCCGCCGCCAGCACTTCGATTTCTGCGCGGTGTTCGATGGCAAAGGCAAGCGGCGAGAGGATCGGCGTTTCCGAGACACTCTCCCCATCGCGCAGCACCACCAGCCCGCCCGCGGGCAGGCGCTGCGGCACGATTTCATTGCGGCGTATCACGGGCGCTGGGTTACGCGCGGCCAGGCTGGCGTTCAGGCGCGCGAACAGGGCGGTCAGGGCGGTTTCGCGCAGGCTCATCGCGGCCTCCCTGCCTCGGCGGCCCAGGCCGCCACAAAACGCCCGGGCAGACGGCGGAGGCCACGCTCTGCCGCGCCCTTTACGTCGAGCCGCTTGGTGAGCTTCACCTGGGGCAGCAGCAGGAACATCGGCACCATGCCGCGCGCGAGCAGCCCGCGCGCCCATGCCTCTCGGCCACGGCGATGGGCGGTGCCGATTTCTGTGACGCCGCCGGCAATCAACCGCAGGCGTTGGCGCCGTCGCCCTGCCTGTTCGCCGGCGCGGAGTGGCAGGCACCAAACAAATCCGCGCCCCGATTTGAAGGGCCGCAGAAACGCCTGGCCCGAGGCCACCATCTGCGCTGGCGTCACCCGCATGCCTTTCTCGCCTCGCCCGCGCTTGCCACGCGCGGCGTTAAAGCCGGTCGGGATGGCGAGGAATTTGCGTCCGCCCTTGGCGCGGATCAGCGCGCCGCGCTCAAAGGCATCAATCACCTTGGGGACTTTGGTGAAGACCAGCCCGGCAGGCCGGAGCGACTGGCCCGTCCGAGGAAACACCATGGACCGCCAGGCATTGGCGATGCCGCGCGCATTGCCGGCAAAGGCGGTGGTGACCTGCTGGCGGAGTTCGGCTTTGACCTCAGCGGTCTCGGCGCGGATCGCGGTCATGGCGGCGCGTTCGCCCGCGCGCAGCTCCTCCGCGAGCATTTTTCGGAGATCACCGACCAGCTGCGCACCAAGCCTCATGTCGCGTCCCTATCGCTGGCAAAAGACGCGCCAGGCGGTGCCGGTGGCGTCGCGTTCGGCATGGCGGACGGTGAGCACTTCGCCGCCGATCGAAAAACTATCGCCTGCGGCAAGGTCAGGCAGAGTGGCGATGGCGAGGGAGAGAATATCGCTGGCGGAGATCACCTCCGTGCCAAAAGCATCCGCCATGCGGTCGGGCGAGGAACGCAGCACGCGCAGGCTGACCGGCGCGCCTGTGCCGCCCTGGCGATACTCAGCATCGCAGCCAAGATGTGGATCGGCGATCAGGCTTGCCATGGCGGTATCGAAGGCGCTCATCGCCTCAGCACCTCGACAATGCGCGGCAGCGTCTTTTCGGCGGAACGGCCAATGACATAGCCACCCAAACCAATCTCGACGATGTTCCAGAGCTTCAGCGCCTCGCCTTCACTGATCCCTGGCGCCGACCAACCGAGCCAGCGTGCGACGATCAACAAACCAAAGGTCAGCATCAGGATTGGTCGCCAGCAGGCGGCGAGCCAATGTTCCGATTGCGCTTCGGCCTTGATGATATCGGCGGCGGCTTTTTCCAATTCGCCCGCGCGCGCCAGCAGGGCGGCATTCAGTTCCGCCTCGGCCTTTTGGCGCGCCTCCGGATCTGGGAATAGGCGTTTCAGCGCATCGCCCAGGATCGGCACCAGGGCGGGCAGCAATGCGCCGATCATGGGTATTTCCCCCGATCCAATTCGAAATGCGGGCCATCGGGGAAGCTCGCCCAATCACCGCCCCAGGTGATCGCCACGCCCAGTTTTTGTGCTGCCCCTTTCACGGCGCTGGCGAGTTGCGAGTACAACGGCCAATCCCAACGGATTTCGCCATTCTCCGGCACGCCATCCCCGTCATCGAGCCAATAGCCGAGATCCACGGCATGGCCCGTCAGGTGCCGGCTGTTCATGGTGCGCGAGGCACCGAGTGCGACAAGCTTGGCTTGCCTTTCGCGGGACCGCAGCCCCTCCAGCACAATGAAGGGTGCGGCCTTACGCGCCTCAATCACCACCCGCACCAGATGGGGATGCACGCCTTGCATGCGTTCGTGATCGCGCGGCAGCAGACTGGCCATGTTCACGCCCCCGCCGCCGGAACGCGGTTGAGCCAGACGCGCACCGTGGCATCGGCAGCCAGCGCGGCCTGGGTGGAGATGCCCACCTGGAAATTGCCGGCGGCGGTCGCGGTAATGCGCCGGTTGGTATTGTCCCAGAACACCCGCACACCAGCGGCGATGGCCAGCGCCGGTTCCTTGGTAAGGTCGAACACTCCCGTGGTCGCGGCCTCAATCATGGCGTTCTGCACGCCATCCACGGCGGCGACGCCAAACAAGGCACCGACCAAGACGCCCTGGCCGGCGGAAACGCCTGTCGCATAGGGCACGGCAATGGCCAGGCTATTGCCCGGCTGGATGAAGTTACGCATGGAAAAAACCCTCCTGAAACGCAACAGGCGCCCCGAAGGACGCCCGTTGCGAAATTGCGATGATGAAAAAGGGTGAGAGCGATCAGGCGCCCGGATTGAACCAGGCCCCGCGCCAATCAATGGCGCCGACGCCGAAATCAAAGATCACGCTGACCTCGACACCATCCACGCCGGAGACCGGACCAGTGGTGACTTGCGGTCCCTCGGCGCCATTCAGGTAGCCATAGACATAGACCGGCGCGGTCGGCGGATCGGCAAACAGGTACCAGCGGTTATTCGGGATCAGCGGTTCGACCAGCGGCTGGACAAAGCCCGCATAGATATTGGCTTGGCTGATCTGCGTGGCACCCACACTCACCGTCAATTGCCGCGCGGGCAATTCAAGGCTCGGGCCGACCAGCAGCTTCATGGCATTGCCGACGGAAATCGGCAGGCCATCCAGTGTCTTTTGCCGCAGGATCGCAGCGCGACCATTGGCAAGGTTGTTGATATCAAGCGCACTGCCCGCCGCCGCCTTATTCAACCGCGCGGCGGCCGTGCCGAACACCGCAGCCGGGCCGTTCGTCAGTGTCGGGCCATCGCCATTGGCCTGATTGAGCAGCGCATAGGCCGTGGCATTCTCGAAATCCGCCACGCGCCGGCCAATGGCGGCAGCGAAATCCGTGAAGGCGCCGAGGTCGTCATTCACCAGCATCGGGCGGGTCACGCGGATGCGCCGGGCGAAGGTTTGCAGCAGGACGATTTCCTGGCTTTCCGACATGGTGCCAGCCTGGATTTCACCATTCTCCATCAGCGGCATGAGCGTCGGGAAATCACCGACCCGCAGATGGCGGTGCGGCTTGAAGTCCCGGAAATCGCGGCGGAGAAAGATCTGCCGATAGCTCGGCGCCGCCGGCTGATACGCCGCCAGCAGCATCTTGTTCGCCGCAGCCGAGAGCAGCAGCGGAAAGTCGGAGGTGGTGTGAAAGGCGCGCTCGGCGAGCAGCGTCGGGTTGCGCGGTACATTGCGTTCACCGCGGACCCGCAGCAATTCACCGATCATATCGGAAGGCCGCCAGCCCATGAATTCAGTGTGGCGCCCCGTACCTTGCGGCTGATAGCCCGGCATGCTGCGCGCCGCCAAGGCTTCGGCCATGGCATCGAGGATTTCCGAGGGAGAGTTATGCCCCGGCCCGGTTTCCGGTCGCGCCGGAATGGCAGGCGGTGCAGCGCTTTTCACCATGGCGTCGAACAAGGAGCGGCGCGCCTGGTCCGGATGCCAGCCGCGCTCGACAGCCTCACGCCGGATATGTGCGGCGGTCTCGGTGCCGACCAGGGAGCGTGCGGCTTCGATAGCGGTATCAATACCGGCGATACGCTCACGCTCGGCGCGCTGTGCCTCACTGCGCAAAGCTTCCAGATCAGGCGGTGGCGCAGCTGGCGGCGTTTCTACCGTGGTGGTTGCGGGCGGCGACGCGGCAGGCGGCGCCGGAGGGGCTGCCGGGGTTTCCGGCGTCGTCTCGGTCATGGGTGGTTCCTCATCAGGCAGGGCAGGTTCAATGGCGAAGGTCGGCGCGCCCTGCGGCGCCGCGCCACGCACTTGCGCATCCCGATCAACAGGGATGGGCACGATCGAAATCTCAAAAGGTTCCCAATCCACGGCGCGGTAGATCATCTCGCCGCTCACCGGATCGGGGCGCTGGTCATAGCGATGCACGCGATAGCCAATGCTGACCGCACGCAGCGTGCCATCGGCAATGCGCTGCCAGAGCGGTTCAACATCGGCAGCGCCAGAGAATTGCAGCCGCGCATGACCGCGCCCGCCTTCAAGCCGCGCAGCAATCACACGGCCCAGCACATCTCGCGCATCGCTGCTGCGGTGCGTATTCAGCACCGGTGCATTGCCGGAGCCGAGCTGCGCCATGCGGACCGCATTGGGCGACATGTCCAACTCCTCGGTGATGCCGCCGAGGGACGGGACAAAGTTGCGCGCCCGCGCGCCGGTGGACCAAACGACCTCCACCGTGCGTGCGGCACGATCGACGGTGGCGGGTGCGGTGATGGCGCGGCGGGCGGTGATCGATTGCCCATCAGGGGGAAGTCGATCAGGCAAAGCGGGATCAACCGGCGCGGGATCGCTCCCGCCCGGGTCAGTGGTTTCGGTCATGGTGGGCCCTATGCTGTTTGGGTATCTGCCGGCGTTGGCGCTGCCGCCCCGGCCGCGCCAGTTGCGGCGATTTCCACCGCCGCCATTTGCGCTGCATCCTGCGCACCACCGGATTTTGCGACACGCCTTGGATCGGTATCAAGCGAAATGCCAGCCGCATCCAGCGCGGCATTGGCTTCGCGGATCATCTCGACCGCCGAGCGGAAATCATAGCCGAAGGCGCCGGCTGCTTCGGGCTGCGGCACAAAGCCGGCGCGCACCTGGGCGATCAGTGCGGTGGTGTCTTTCAGCGGATCAATCATCTCATGCGCCGGCGGCACATGCGCGACACCCTTGGGCATGGCATCGCCCCACAGCCCCAGCAAAGTTCCCTGGACGTGAAAGCGCTCCGCGATGGGCCGCACCAGCATCGGGATCAGCATGCCGTATTGCACCTGTTCGCACAGCCGGCGGAATTCGATCTTGCCGGCGCGGAGGCTCGAGTAATTCGCCTGGGTCAAATCGCCGGAGACCTGGTCGTATGTCAGACCAGCACCGACAGCGGCGGCTTCAAGCGAGCGTCGCGCGAAGGCGGTATGCGACCCACCGCCGGAGGGGTTCACCACACTTACATCACCCTGGCCACGCCGGTAGAGGATCATCCCTGGTTCGAAGCTTTCCACTGCACGGCCTTGCGCGTCGCGTAGCAGGCCAGGGTTGGCGTCGCTCGGTTTGGTCAGGGTTTCCTCACCATCATCAGTGACCACCGCAGCGAGGCACGCCTCAATCTTGGCTTTCATCAGCAGCGCGCCTTCGTAATCGCCAAGGTCACGCAGCCGGAGCAGCACGGGCGCGAGCCAGGAGACATCGCGCAATTGCCCGGGGCGGCGCTTGCGAAAGATATGCAGCACATCGCGCGCGGGGATGAAATTGCTGGCGAGCCGCGCGCCAGGCAGCATCCAGGCGCCGGGATGGGTTGGGAAAAGCCAGTAGCCAATCGGCTCGCCAAAATTCCCAAGCGCGATGCCCTGGATGGTCGGCGCGCCATTCACCACGCCATTGCGCGCCGTATCCAGGTGATCGCTTTCCAGCACCTGCAAGCTGAGGCCGATCGGGTTCCGCGGCGATGTAGGCACGCTCAACAGCCGGATGAAGCATTCGCCGCTTTCGACGACCGCGCGCATGGCCAGGGCCTGC